GAATACATACCATCTTCATTTAATATCACTGCTTCAGGTAGCACTTGTAAAACTTCTTGAGCAATAACTCCTGTTTGCCTTTGCTTGGTATCAATTCTGTCATAAGTAACCCCACGAATTGCTTGTACTTTTTCTAAAGCATTATCTATTACTTCAATGTTGTCTTTTAGTCTTATATCAGAATATGCTGTTACATTAGCAATAAATGTAGCATCATTTGTTGATTCAGAAATACTTAAAACATTTGTTGTTCCTATAACAAAATTAAAACCTGTATAATCTGCACCACCTTGTATCTTGTATATAGTAGAATAATCTCCAAATTGAAGTTGTCCTTGACTTGTTGTTCCTGCTCCTCCTGCTCCTCCAACAATTAATGCAGGAGTAGATGAACCACTTAAAAATTTAGCAGTTACTCCATTTAATGCACTACTAAACGTTGCAGCACCTGTTGCCCTATTTATTGAAAGTGGATTTCCTAAATAAGTTCCTGCATCATCGTACCTGTAAAGAGAATAGTTACTTCCTGCATTACTTCCCGATTCTGTTCCATCTGCATCTAATTCCCATCTTAATTTTCCTGATACCCCTACTTGTCCGCTTGGGTATAATCTATAGCTATTCGTGTTATAAGCACCTGCATTAACAACACTAGATGTTGTAATACTAGAACTAAACGTTGCAGCACCTGTGGATGCTATTTCAAATCGTTTTACACCTCCTATTATAAATTCTTGTGCAGTACCACTATATAAAACACTTGCATAAGCACTAGAGCCTGTAAAGAATCCTCCTGCCGTACTACTTTCATTTCCTATATAAAAATCATTCCCTGTATTTCTAAATTGTAAATAAGAAACTCCTGTACCTGTTGAAGTAGGGGCAGCATTTAATCCTAAATTGTTTACACTACTACTAAACGTAGCACTTGTTCCACTCAATGCTCTACTATTCAAAGTAACAGTTGTTCCATCATCTGTAATTGCACTATTAACTATCGTAGTACCACTACTTGCAAACTTAGCTATATAATTATCCGTACCACTAAAATATGCATTACTACCACTAGTACCACCACTACCAGATGTACCAGAACTTCCAGTTCCACCAGTTACACCAGAACTACCTGATGTTCCTGAAGATCCATTATTACCACTAATACCACTTGTTCCAGAAGAACCAGAAGTACCACTCGCACCTGATGAACCACTAGTACCAGAACTTCCATTTGCTCCACTAACTCCACTAGAACCACTAGTTCCACTACTACCAGAACTTCCAGAAGAAGCACTAGTACCACTACTTGCACTTGTTCCACTAGTACCACGTATTCCTGAACTTCCTGATGTACCACTACTTGCACTACTTCCGCTTGTACCACTCGAACCATTAACTGCTGATGTACCAGACGAACCTGCAGCACCAGCTGTACCTGAAGAAGCACTAGTTCCTGAAGAACCTGAACTTCCAGAAGTACCATTTGTTCCTGATGTACCACTTGATCCTGAAGTACCAGAGGCACCACTTGAACCACTTGATCCACTTGAGCCAGATGAGCCTGAAGATCCACTAGTTCCAGAAGAACCAGATGTACCATTTGTACCAGAAGTACCACTACTTCCAGATGTAGCACTTGTACCACTAGATCCACTAGAACCTGAAGTTCCACTAGATCCTGATGAAGCACTTGTACCAGAAGAACCATTAGTTCCACTTGTTCCAGAACTTCCACTAGTTCCTGCTGCACCTGTTACACCACTACTTCCTGAACTACCACTTGTAGCTGATGTACCTGTTGTACCTGAAGAACCAGATGTTCCAGAAGCTCCACTACTACCAGATGAACCAGATGTTCCTGAAGAGCCATTAGCTCCACTTGTACCACTAGATCCATTAGAACCATTAGTACCTGAAGTGCCACTTGATCCATTAGTACCTGATGAACCACTAGAACCACTTGTTCCAGTTGTACCAGAAGAACCTGAAGTTCCACTAGCACCGCTTGTACCTGAAGATCCTGAAGTACCAGAGGATCCATTATTACCATTTATACCATTAGTTCCATTTATACCACTTGTTCCTGTTGAACCACTAGATCCTGATGAACCACTACTACCACTAGATCCACTTGTTCCAGAAGTACCAGAGCTACCAGATGTACCACTCGCACCACTAGTTCCAGTAGAACCAGATGTTCCTGCTGTACCACTACTACCGTTTGTACCTGATGTACCATTTATACCACTAGAGCCTGAAGAACCGCTAGTTCCTGAAGAACCATTGTTTCCACTTGTACCAGTAGTACCAGAAGATCCAGATGTACCAGATGCTCCACTTGTTCCACTAGAACCACTATTACCTGATGTTCCAGATGATCCACTATTACCACTTGTACCAGAACTTCCATTACTACCAGAAGATCCTGAAGATCCACTAGTTCCACTAGATCCTGATGCTCCACTTGTTCCAGATGAACCTGAAGAACCAGAGGCACCACTAGTTCCACTACTTCCACTAGTTCCACTGGTACCACTAGATCCATTAGATCCATTTGTACCACTAGTACCATTAACTCCACTTGTTCCGCTTGAGCCATTAGTACCACTAGTTCCACTTGAACCAGAAGATCCTGATGTGCCTGATGTACCATTATTACCACTAGAACCAGATGAGCCACTAGTAGCACTTGTACCAGATGAACCGTTATTACCACTAGTTCCACTACTACCATTCGTACCACTAGTACCTGCTGAACCAGAAGATCCACTAGATGCAGAAGTACCAGCTGTTCCTGATGAACCTGAAGTACCTGATGCTCCACTAGATCCACTTGTACCACTAGATCCTGAAGTTCCATTTATTCCTGATGTTCCTGAGCTACCATTAGAACCATTTGTTCCAGATGTGCCAGAAGAACCATTTGTTCCTGAGCTACCACTAGTTCCAGTTGTTCCTGATGAACCTGATGTTCCACTTGCACCACTGGTTCCACTAGATCCACTTGAGCCAGATGTACCACTAGTACCACTAGAGCCAGATGCTCCACTTGTACCAGCAGAACCACTAGTTCCAGCTGTACCATTATTACCTGAGCTTCCACTAGTTCCAGCTGTACCAGAGGATCCACTTGTTCCACTAGCTCCTGATGAACCACTTGTTCCTGAAGATCCAGATGTAGCACTAGTTCCTGATGAACCATTTGTACCACTTGTACCAGCAGAACCTGATGTTCCACTTGTACCATTATTACCAGAGCTTCCACTCGTACCACTTGTACCTGAAGATCCACTAGTTCCACTTGCTCCACTTGAGCCAGAAGAACCTGAAGAACCAGATGTACCACTTGTGCCTGATGAACCGTTTGCTCCAGAAGTACCTGCACTACCACTAGATCCTGAAGTACCAGAAGTACCTGTTGAACCTGATGTAGCACTAGTACCTGATGAGCCACTAGAACCTGATGTTCCACTAGTTCCACTTGAAGCACTAGTTCCACTTGATCCACTTGTAGCAGAAGTACCAGAAGATGCTGAAGAACCACTTGATCCACTTGTTCCACTAGAGCCAGATGTTCCATGAGTTCCTGATGTACCAGAAGAAGCACTTGTTCCACTAGTAGCAGAAGATCCTGAACTACCAGATGAACCATTAGTTCCTGATGATCCACTAGTTCCAGAAGAACCAGTACCACCAGATGCACCAGCTAAGTTAACATTCCATGAAGAATATGTACCACTACCATTAGTAATTAATACATTTACAGACAAAGCACCTGTACCGCTATTATAGGAAATAACAGAACCAGTCATATCATTACCAATGCTATTAGCAATAATTGCACTTTGTCCAACCGTATAAGATAAACCTGTTCCAACAGTAAGGTTTTTTGTACCTGTACCTATTGTTAGGCTAGTAGAAGATGTTGTTGCATATATATTACCAGAGATACCTGAAGTACCACTAGATCCGTTTGTTCCACTTGTTCCGCTAGATCCATTAGTTCCACTAGAACCATTTGTACCAGAGGATCCACTTGTACCAGAAGTACCAACTGTTCCAGATGTAGCAGAACTACCACTAGATCCTGAAGTTCCACTAGAACCTGAAGTTCCATTAGTACCACTGGTTCCTGAACTACCACTACTACCACTAGAACCATTAGTTCCACTTGATCCATTAGTACCACTTGTGCCACTTGTGCCACTTGAACCTGATGTAGCTGATGTACCAGAGCTACCACTAGTTGCACTGGTTCCTGCACTACCTGATGTAGCACTACTACCAGATGAACCACTTGTACCACTTGAACCATTTAAACCTGAAGTTCCTGAAGAACCTGATGTACCACTATTACCACTTGATCCACTTGTACCAGATGAACCATTAGTTCCTGTTGTACCACTAGATCCTGAAGAACCAGAACTACCACTAGATCCACTAGATGCACTAGTACCACTAGTACCATTCACACCTGATGTACCAGAAGAACCAGACGTTCCACTATTACCACTAGATCCAGATGTACCTGAAGAACCTGAAGTTCCATGAGTACCACTGGTTCCACTAGATCCACTTGATCCACTAGAACCTGATGTTCCTGAACTACCATTTGCACCATTTAAACCACTAGTACCCGAAGATCCACTAGTACCTGAATTACCACTACTTCCAGAAGAACCAGAACTTGCTGAAGTACCACTAGATCCATTGGTACCACTAGTTCCTGAAGATCCACTTGATCCAGATGAGCCACTAGTTCCTGAACTTCCGTTAATACCAGAAGTACCAGAAGAACCAGAAGTTCCTGTATTACCACTAGTACCTGCACTACCAGAAGTAGCTGATGTACCAGCAGAACCACTTGTTCCATTAGAACCATTAGTTCCATGTGTTCCACTAGAACCACTTGTTCCACTACTAGCACTTGTACCACTACTAGCAGATGTTCCACTACTACCATTTGTACCGCTACTTCCACTTGAACCTGATGAACCAGAAGTACCATTTGTTCCACTAGAACCACTAGTTCCAGAAGAACCACTTGTAGCAGATGTACCACTAGAACCGTTAGTACCATTAACACCACTAGTTCCTGAAGAACCACTTGTTCCTGACACTCCACTAGAACCACTTGAACCACTAGTTCCGCTTGATCCACTTGTTCCACTTGATGCACTTGTTCCAGATGAACCACTTGTTCCAGATGAACCAGAAGTACCTGAAGAACCACTTACACCAGATGTACCAGCAGATCCACTAGTACCTGATACCCCACTTGAACCTGAAGATCCACTTGTTGCACTTGTACCACTTGAAGCACTAGATCCACTAGATCCACTAGAGCCACTAGTTGCAGAAGTTCCTGAAGAACCATTAATACCATTTATACCACTTGTTCCAGCACTTCCTGATGTACCTGATACACCACTAGTACCACTAGATGCGGATGATCCACTTGAACCACCAGTTCCACTGCTACCAGAAGAACCAGAAGTTGCACTAGTACCACTAGATGCAGATGTGCCTGAACTTCCATTATTACCATTTAAACCACTAGTACCAGATGAGCCAGATGTACCTGAGTTACCACTGCTACCAGATGTACCTGAAGATCCACTTGTAGCAGAAGTGCCTGATGTACCTGCTGTTGCATTTCTTCCACTAGTGCCTGCTGAACCACTTGATCCAGAGGTTCCACTTGTTCCATTATTACCACTAGTACCAGATGAGCCTGAAGTTCCTGAGTTACCACTAGAGCCACTAGTACCAGAAGAACCTGATGTTCCGCTAGTACCACTAGTTCCTGAACTTCCACTTGTTCCACTAGAGCCTGAAGAGCCATTTGTACCTGAACTACCACTTGTTGCAGAAGTACCAGATGTACCATTGCTACCACTAACACCACTAGATCCACTAGTTCCTGTAAGTCCTGAAGAACCACTTGTTCCAGAAGAAGCTGATGTTCCACTAGAACCACTACTTCCTGATGAACCAGAAGAACCACTTAAGCCACTAGTTCCAGAAGATCCTGATGTTCCTGTGTTTCCACTAGTTCCACTAGATGCACTTGAACCACTAGTTCCATTTGTTCCATTTGTACCACTTGAACCACTGGTACCATTAGTACCTGAAGTACCTGAAGAGCCACTAGTTCCAGATGAACCAGAAGATGCACTTGTTCCAGAGGTTCCAGAACTTCCACTAGTTGCACTAGAGCCTGAAGTACCTGCTGTACCATTGGTACCACTAGTTCCAGAAGTACCTGCTGTACCACTAGTTCCAGAAGAACCATCTGTACCTGATGTTCCATTTAATGCTGATGTGCCAGAAGAACCACTGGTTCCACTAGCACCAGAACTTCCTGATGTACCAAAACTTTCACCACTAGTACCAGCTGTTCCTGTTAATCCTGTACTACCGCTTGTACCTGAACTAGCTGATGTTCCTGAAGAACCGCTAGTAGCAGATGTGCCAGAAGTACCAGATGTACCAGAGGTACCATTAGTTCTTCCACTTGTACCACTAGTAGCACTAGTACCGTTAGTTCCAGAAGTACCATAAGTTTGACCAGAGGTACCTGCTGTACCATAAGTTTGACCACTTGATCCAGAAGTACCACTAGTACCATTACCTACATGTTCAAGTTTATCATCTATCTTTTCAATAGCCAACGTTAAACAATCTCCTGTCTGTATACCAGTGGCAGGTAGATTTGGTCCAACGTATTCTACTAAGTTTGAACTAATATGTTGATTATGATTATGACAATCCCCCATTAATGATGATTTTAAATAAATTATGAAGGAATATACATGATGTAATATGCAGCAATAACAGGCTGAAAATTTGAATGATTTTCAACACTACCAGTATTACCATTACTTACACCTACAGCAGTTGTTACACTGATGTTTGTATATGATGATGTTGTTAAAACATTCTGAGGACTATTTGTAGATAGACCTATAGTACCACCTCCACCAGTATCTCCTGCATGTCCTGCATAGTGTGTATGTCCAGGATCTACTAATAGACCATTTGCTTTAGTTGCTGTACTTTGTGATACTGTTGCTGTATGTGTATGACTAGGTATTTGTGAAACATTTAATCCCACTGTATTTGCACCAGCTACATCTCCAAGATCATAATTTGGATTACCAGCATATATAGGATTTACAACAGAAGATAATGGACCACCTGGTACATCTAATATTGCACCAACACCAACTCTTCCTCTTTTATCAGGAGTGCCATTTGAACCATTACATAAATACACTTGACTCCATCCTAATCCACTTATACCAGCACCTGTACCATCAAAGTTTGTAAGAGGTCCATAATACTCTATAGCAGCGTAAGGAATCATCTTTACATACTGTTGTGTAGAAGGACTTTGACTTGATAGATAGGCAGCTATTAAAGCATTTAAATCAGCAAGTTTTACATATGTAACATCTGCATAGATTTCAAATGCATCTAGATTAGCATTCACTAAACAAAGTTTATCTATTGTAGCTTGAAGAACCTGATGTGTTACAGAGTTTCCAGGAACCACTGTAAGGCAGTCTGTTGTGTAAGGAGCTTCTATATCAGCAAGAACTGCTCCTACTATATCAATTTCTGATTGTAGTTCACAAACAGATTTTACTAAAGCTTCAAATATTTGTGCAGATGTCCATGTATCTGGTATAGCTGGATTAGGTAAGTAAGCATCTATAAGAACACAACGTATTGCATCTATTAAAAGAATCTTATCTCCTTCCCCAGTTAAAAGAGGAACTAAATTATCAATTATATTAGTTAATACAAGTTTAAGGTTATTTCCAGTTTCTATACCTAAAGGTATGCTATCAAGACCTGTATATCTAACACACTCATCAGGAGTTACTGATACACAACCATTATAACAAGCATCACAAGAACTGTGATGTGTTGTGGTTGTAGTGGTGGTTTCTGGCATCTTATAAGTTATTTATGAATTAAAAGTTTAACTCTACTTGCTATCATCTTCACAGTGTATCTCTTAGCATAATCTGGATTACAAAACTTATAAGCTAATATTCTTTTGTAATTTAATAGATCACCAATTGGAGTACACCCAAGATCATAGTTCATAGAAAATATAATATTGTTATATTGAATCTTAGCCAACTCTGTTAGCTTTGCATCAATATCTTTTAGTAGTACAGGAATGCTTGCACATTCTATACAGTTAGTCAATCTTGGCTGCAACATATTTAATAAATTTTGTAGCTTGTTGTGCAGCATAATTACATGCTGAACATAAGCCATTAATTAATTGACAACCACATCCCACCTTAGTTCCACAGTTTCTACAGTTTGCCATTTTAAACAAAGTTAATTTGATAGTTGTTTCCAGAACAACCACAATTGTTTCTTATAAAATTATTTAACATATTATTTGCTTGTATATACAATGTATTAGCTGTGTCTATAGCACAGTTATTAGCTGCAGCTATTGAGCCAGAAATCATATAGTATATACTATTTAGGTTCACCTTTGATTGTGTTTTAATAGCAAGATCACATTCCATCATATCAAGCTTCATAAAAGCACTATCAAATTTTTCTTGTATTAATTCTGTACGCATTATATTCTTTTCTACATAATTTTCATATGCAGGAGCTACAGAATAATTAATATAATATACTCCATCTGGTAAAGGAATTTGAGGAGCCCCTACAGCAGTGATTCCTAAATTAGTAGATGTGAATAAGTTAAAACTATTGACAGTAAATGGGAGAGAAACTGGACCAAATCCAGGAACTGTAATCACTATGGTTGGTGAAGTTACAACTGGAGGATCTGTTGGATATGTAGATGCATCTGCTATACCTAATGTAAGAGTGTTATATGTAGGGATAACTAGTATATCTAATTTTAAATCTGCCATATTTTTTAAAATAAAAATGCCAGAGGATTTGAGAATTAATCCTCTCACCCTCTGGCATAGGTTATATAATAACTACTTTTTCCTTATGGAGCTAAAGTAGTTGTTGTTGATGTAGAAGGCCATATAGTAGTAGTTGTACTAGTTGTAACAGTAGTGTCACCACTATCATTAGTTACAGCACCTAATCCTGCTACTAATACCGCTTCAATTGCAGATGTTGCACCATAAGGAACAGCAATAATAACTGTGCTATCTTCATGAATGTAATCACCCCATTGGTAAGTTGATTTATCATACTCATTAAACTTGATGTAATAAGTGGTATATGAAGTACCATCAGTTACCCAGCTTTCAAAGTTTTCATTGTAACCAACCATTCTGTAAAGATGCTTCAAGTAACCAGCTTGGTAACTATAGAAGTTCTTTTCTAATTGTTGAATCTCTGCAGAGCTACCAGAAACATAAGAGCTACGTTGAGTAACTACAGGTTCAGCAACCATGTTACAAGGATCAGCAACAATAAAGTCAGCAGTGGTTGCAGGACCAGCAAAAATGAAGGTACGGAACCACATACGGTCATACTCCCAAGGGAAAGCAGCAACATCACATGGTTGACCATATTTAGTTAAAGGTTTACCAGAGATAACTAATACAGCATCTTGATCATTTCCACGTCTTTGGAATTGATAGAAAGTGCTGAAAGAAATGTTGTCAGGGTTG